TCATTGATGCACGCTGTTCATCCTTTCTATGGAACTGATGAAGCAAGAGTATCTATCGCAGGAAATCTTTGGTATGATACTACAGGTAAGGGTAGATATGGTAATGCACTAGACCCACAACAATTGGGTGACAAAGATGAATATCTTAAAACAATGGAAGCAAATATGAGTGAATATGATGGAGGTGGTAATTATAGCAAAGCAAATACAGAAAAAACATTTAAAGTAAAACCTAAGAAACCAAAGAAGACAAAGGGATTTAAAGACTTCGTTCCTAATATTAAAGGATAGATTAATGGGAAGAAAACCAAAACCAGAAGGAACCATTAGAACTAAAACAGATGGTACCGTACAACAAAAAAGAGGAAGTAAATGGGTTTATATTGGACGGGATAAGAGTAAATGTTCTCCAAAATATCAAAACCATAAGGTTTATAATTATCCTCCAATAAAGATTCCATCAAATATGGTGGAGACTTTATATTCTGGATATTATATTACAGAAGAAGGTGATGCATATAGAAAACCTGGTCGTGGTGATATAAATGGTACGTATGGAAAAATTAATGAATGGGGATTAATTTATCTCAAACCAGCAAGAAGAGGTCATAAAAAATATCCAGAAAAACAATATGATTGTATTAATATTAGTACTAGAGATGAGAATGGTAATTATAAACAAATTAAAAAATCAAATCACCAATTAGTTGCAGAGACATTTGTTGATAATCCTAACAATTATATTGAAATAATGCACATGGATGATAATCCAAGGAACAATCATTATACTAATTTAAAATGGGGAACTCATGAAGAGAATATGGAAGGTGTTCTAAGTCCTTGTACTATTCCAAAATCATATAAAATTACTGATACAAGAACTGGAAGAATATGGAAAGGTATTAATATGGGAAAGTGGGTGCGTGAAAATTATGATATGATTGCATCTAGAATGAAATCTTCACAAAAAACTCATCAAGCTATGAATAGACATCTTTCTGCTGCTAGAGTAAAAGGATGTAAAATTTGGGGTTTTAGGGTAGAATATTAAAGATTTTGTTCCTAATATCAAGGCTTGACATAACTTAATAAATACCCATAGATGCATGGGTTAAGTGATTGACACAACAGCCAATGTTGTCATATCAAAGGCTAACGAAGTATTTTTAAAAATTAATTCTGAACCTCATATTGAGTATGAATTGAGAGACCACTTTACTTTTGAAGTAGAGGGTGCAAAGTTCATGCCTCAATATAGGAATAGAAATTGGAATGGTGAGATACATTTATTTGACATGAGATCCAAAAGAATCTACGTGGGTCTATTGACTCGACTTGTAGATTTTTGTAAGAAACATGATTATACTTATAAGTTTATAGACAACGATTATTATGGAACACCCTATGAAGAGAATGAGGGTATTTCATATGAAGGTGTTAAGGATTATATGAAATCCATCTGCTCTCATAATCCACGAAAATACCAAGTTGAGGGAGTATATGATGCGTTAAAACATAATAGAAAGCTATTGATATCACCAACTGCTTCAGGCAAATCTTTGATGATTTACGCTCTTGTAAGATATTACGTTGATAAAGGACAAAAAATTCTTTTAGTTGTTCCAACGACATCTCTCGTAGAGCAGATGTATAAGGACTTTGAAGATTATGGTTGGGATGCTGATTCATTTTGCCACCGTATCTATTCTGGAAAAGAAAAAACTAATGAATATCCTGTTACTATAACTACTTGGCAATCTGTCTTTAGATTAGATAGATCCTTCTTTACTGATTATGATGTCATCATCGGTGATGAAGCTCATTTATTTAAGAGCAAGTCACTAGTATCTATAATGACAAAACTAGAGCACGCCAAGTATAGATTTGGTTTTACTGGAACATTAGACGGCACACAGACTCATAAGTGGGTGTTAGAGGGATTGTTTGGTCCTTCATATAAAGTAACTAAAACAGATGAACTAATGAGAAAAGGACACCTTTCTCAATTAGATATACAATGCATCATCCTTAAACATCCACCTCAGAAGTTTGAAATTTATAATGATGAGATTGAATATTTAATATCCCATGAACAGAGAAATAATTTTATAAAAAATTTGACTTTAGATTTAAAAGGTAATACACTAGTATTGTATAGCAGGGTAGAAGCACATGGTGCAGTGCTATATGAAAAGATAAATAATAGCAAAAGAAGTGATAGAAAAGTGTTCTTCGTTCATGGTGGAGTGAATGCAGAACAAAGAGAATTAATTCGTGAGATTACGGAGCAGGAAAAAAATGCAGTCATCGTTGCCTCCTATGGAACCTTTAGTACTGGCATTAATATTAAAAACCTCCATAATGTTATCTTTGCCTCACCGTCAAAATCACGAGTTAGAAATCTCCAGAGCATTGGACGTATACTTAGAAAAGCTACTAACAAAGTAAAAGCAACTCTCTATGATATATCTGATGATTGCACTCATAATTCTAAAAAAAATTATACGCTAAATCATTTTATAGAACGAATTAAAATCTACAATGAAGAAAATTTTAATTATGAAATAGTCACAGTACAACTAAAAAAAGATGGGAATTGAAGACGATTTTTATGCCACAATAAAACTTAAATCAGGAGAAGAAGTATTTGCTAAGGTTGCTGCTTCTGAGGAAGAAGATCGCACCATGCTTATAATTCATAGTCCTGTTACAGTAACTGAAATAAAAAATAAAGGCGGACTGGTCGGATATAAAGTAGAACCTTGGTTAAAGACTACTAGAGATGATATGTTTATAATTAATATGGATAGTGTTATGACTTTATCAGAATCATCTGATATGGAAATGATTATGATGTATCAACATTATCTTAGAGATTCACAAAGAGAATATCATAATCAACATCGACTTAATAGAAGAATGGGTTATATATCTAATGTTAATGATGCTAAAGAAAACTTAGAAAAAATATTTAAAAAAAGTCCTCATAATCCTAAAGAACCTAAAGAGTAATATCCCTTAACCCCTGACAGAGTTATTGTAACGTTATTTTGATACCTTGTCAACTAAGTGTAGAAGTGTTATAATATCTACATAGTAGGGACAAAAACCTATGGGAATAATTCGACCTATGGCAAAACGTAAGAGATCGGAACATTATGTAAATAATAAGGAATTTCTTGCTGCTTTAATTAAATATCGTGAAGATGTTGAAATAGCACAGATACAGGATAAACCAAAACCTGTTATACCTAGATACATCGGTGAGTGTTTTTTAAAGATTGCAAATCACTTATCATTCAAACCAAATTTCGTAAATTACATGTTCAAGGAGGACATGATATCTGATGGAATCGAAAATTGCGTTCAATATATACATAATTTTAATCCTGAGAAATCCCGTAATCCTTTTGCATACTTTACGCAGATTATACATTATGCGTTTCTACGTAGGATACAAAGAGAAAAACGTCAGTTAGAAATTAAAAACAAGATTATTGAGAAGTCTGGTTATAATGAAGTCTTCGATGATAATAATCAGATTGACGGATCTAATTATTCTGATTATAATTCTATCAAAGATGCTGTGCATTCCAAGTTACGTAACTAATGAAGATTGCAATCATAACAGATCAGCACTTTGGGGCAAGAAAAAATTCAAAACTTTTTCATGATTACTTCCTGAAGTTTTATAACGATGTATTTTTTCCTTTCTTAGAGCAGGAGGGAATTACTACGGTTGTTGATATGGGAGATACATTTGATAACCGCACAGGAATTAATTTTAGTGCATTAACATGGGCTAAGGATAATTATTTTGACAGACTTAAAGAATTAGGATGCACGGTTCATACTATTGTTGGAAATCATACAGCATATTATAAGAATACAAATGACATAAATGCAGTAGATTTATTATTGAGAGAATATGATAATGTAAAGGTATATGCAGAAACAGAAAAAGTTAAGTTAGGAGATACAGAAGTTCTTTTTGTTCCTTGGATCAATAGTGAGAATAAAGAAAAGACTTTTAAAAAAATTAAAAAATCTGAATGTAAAGTGGTGATGGGACATTTGGAACTAAATGGTTTCAAAGCTACTGCTGGTCATTTTATGGAACATGGTATGGAGAAGACTCCATTTGATAAATTTGAAAAAGTATATTCTGGACACTATCACTGCAGATCAGTTCAAGATAATATTCACTATCTAGGAAGTCCATATGAATTCTTTTGGGGTGATGTAAATGATACGGAAAGAGGATTTCATATATGGGATACTGATACTTTTGAACATAAGTCCATAAACAACCCATACAGATTACATCATATAGTTTATTATAAGGATACTGATTATCAATTGTTTGATGCTAGAGATTTAGAAAATAAGATCGTCAAGGTTATTGTTCGTCAGAAGTCAGATACCACTAAGTTTGAAAAATTTATTGATAAATTATATGCTGCTAATGTGGCAGAACTTAAGGTTGTGGAGAACTTTGCAATTCAAGAAGCAGAGGAGTTTGAAGCATTTGAATCGGAAGATACTATTTCAGTATTGAACAGATATATTGAAGAAGCAGAGATTAATTTAGATAAATCTAGAGTGCAAAAGGTGCTTCAAGAAATATATCAAGAGGCATGTGAATTAGTGTGATGTATATTCTTACCGTAAATGGAAAAGAAAATGATGGAGCATACTCTGTTCAAGATGATGATGGAGAACATATCCTTTATCTTTTTGAACAAGAGGATGATGCTCTTCGATATGCTATGATGCTAGAAGATGATGGGAGTCCTGAAATGCATGTTATAGAAGTTGAAGATGAGGTCATGATAAAGACCTGTCAGATGCATGACTATAACTATGCAGTTATCACTCCGAATGACATTGTAATTCCGCCTAACTCAGGACATGATATTATTTGAAAAGGTTCGTTGGAAGAATTTTTTATCAACTGGTAATCAATTCATAGAAATAAATTTTCAAACTGACGGAGAATCTAGATTTGCTAAAAATTCTACTACATTAATAGTAGGAACAAATGGTGCAGGAAAGAGTACTATATTAGATGCTCTTACTTTTAGTTTGTTTAATAAACCCTTTCGTAAGATTAGTAAGGGTCAGTTAGTTAATACAGTTAATGAAAAAGATTGTAGAGTTGAGGTAGAGTTCTCTATAGGACCTACCAGTTGGAAAGTTGCTAGGGGTATCAAACCAAATACATTTCAGATATGGAGAGATGGTAATTTATTAGATCAGTCTGCTTCTGCAAATGATCAGCAGAAGTGGTTGGAACTTAATGTTCTTAAGATGAACTACAAGTCATTTACTCAGATTGTTATTTTGGGTAGTAGTGCTTTTGTTCCATTCATGCAATTGACTGCATCTAATCGTAGAGAAGTGATTGAGGATCTTCTAGATATTAAGATATTCTCCTCGATGAATGGATTAATAAAAGATAAGGTTAGATTACTTAGAGAAGAAATCAAAACATTACAATTGAAAAAAGAATCTCTGACTGATAAAGTAGAGATGCAAGAAAACTTTATTGAAGAACTAGAACAGCAAGGAAAGATAAGAATAAGTGATGATAATGATAAGGTTAAGATATTAAATGTTGAGGTTGATACTCATCTAGAACGTAACGAATTAATACAAGGTGATATTGATCAATTGATTAAAGATCAAGAAAAAGTAACTGGTGCTACAGAAAAATTAAGAGAGTTGGGAACTTTGAAAGGTAAGATTTCCAATAAAGTAACAACCATTACTAAGGAGCATAAATTTTTTACTAACAATACTGTTTGCCCTACATGCACCCAACCCATTCAGGAAGACTTCAGAATAAATAAAATTGACGACGCTCAAACTAAAGCAAAGGAGTTGCAATCTGGTTATAAAGAACTAGAACAGGCAATTAAAGAGGAAGAAGAGCGAGAGCGTCACTTTACCCACTTATCGAAGGAGATTACTAAACTCACACATGGCATTTCTAAAAACAATACTAGGATTTCTGGATGTCAACAGCAGATCAGAGAT